CGGAAAGAGTGTAAAGTTGTCCGAACTCTGCGAAACGCTTAAAAAAGCCATCGAGTCGAACGACTTTCAGGGGTTCTTGGACGAAATTTCCAAGGCCTCGAGCTCTATGCTGCCCCAAATTACCCCCTCCCTTATTTTCAAGGGGGAGAATGAAGTTGCAGACAATACGGTGTTTGCTCTAGGCGGTTTTAAGATCATTGACGCCGGCTCCTTACGCCCTTCCGGGCTAAAAGCGCGCGATCTGATCGCTGCTGTGAGGACCCATCTACGCCCGAACAGGAAGATTATTAAATTCTTGTTCGACCATTGTGACGTCATTTGTAGAACCGTCGGAGTTGTAGGAACTGAGGGAACCGGGAAGGCATCCCTTGATCCGAAAACCCTGAAATCTACTTTGGCAGTCGCTGCTATGCTCAGGGAATTGCCCCCTGGGATCGTGACTACCATTCGTAGAGATAATGAGAATTGGGCTGTCCCCAAGAATGCTCAATATTCGAGACTCGTTGGAAACAACGTCTTTCTCCTCGTGGGCAAAGGGGATAAGATCCTTTCTATCCCGGACATCCCGGACGTGTACGTTCAACACCTCCCTTTTGTGGAGGATTTCGAAAAGGAGGGGGATAAGCAGGTCCAGAGGACCTATCTCCCCATCAATCTCGTGAACGTCGCGCATCTGGACGATGACAACAAGGCTATTCTGGAGACTTGCTCCGGACTGCCCATCTTTGCCGAAGGAACTTCTGGTACGGCCAACTTTGTTATTATCCGTCTACTTCAGGACTCGCTCTGCGAAATCTCCCAAGATGAAGTCGGAAATGTTGGAATGATCCCCTCTAAGAGGACCCGTACCCTCCCTCAGTAAAGGGAATAGATGACATGTTGCAGTTTCTTAAAAGATGCTGTAGTTTGTTCTAAGTAGTAAATTAAGGAACCAAACTCTAGAGTATGATCAGTTTTGAATCCTATGACTGGCATCCGTCCTATCGACTACTTCAATTTTGCAGTGGACACGTATGAAGACATGAATCGCGCTGCGATCGCCGAATTGAAAGACCCGGATCTAAAAAGATTACTAACGTCGGATTTAACTCTCCATCTAAGACAAGAAAAAGAGGTATTCCGTGAAGTCTCGAGAGTCCATGAAAAGATCTCGAAGATCAAATCCATAAGGAACTCGTATTACGAGAGGGCCAAATCTAGTGTCCTCACATATTTCTCGGCTTCTAGCTCAAGAGATGACGAAGACCTAATCTGGATCTTGAACAAGTTGTCTTACTCCGCGTTTACAAGAAACTTGCCTAGAACAGACAAGAATATCGTTGAAATCGCATCAGAACAACAAGAAATCGTTGGTAAAGACAATTCAGAGGTAGGTGAAAACCCTGCTGAAGATCTCCACTTCGAGAGAAGATTCGAGGAGTATATGTCATTCCTGTTTAAGAATAACAACCCGAATAAGCCGAAAGAAGTTATAAACAAACCTTCAGCTTCTTTCTTTTCCCCTTCATCGCGAGGGGGGAAGAGGTACGACAACATGAAACTTGTAATGTCTAGTAAGAACGAAGTCTTATCTAGAGAAGCTCATCAAATACTTGAGAAATTCGGGTTTTCAGACAACCTTCCTTATCAAGAGAGACCTCTTTCAGATTATGAGTGGTATAAATCAGGAGACTACTTTCAGAGAGTATTCGTGAGTTCTATTTCTAGCCTGACGAAGACTCGAGAACTCTCGGCTGATTCCGAAGGGTTTCCCGTGTTCGGATCACAGTTCGTCTCGTTTAGAGGCGCCGTGATCCAGGAGGTGTCTGGCAAGGTCCGGACGGTGTCGGTTGGCGAAACTGTCCATAATAATG